AAACGAGTTAATTCCCGTTCCGTGTGGCCTGCCATGCTCTTTTTTGTGTGAAGTCCTCGGTTCGGGAAAACGAACGGAGGAAAACAAATGACAACCACAGACAAATACAATAAGATCTACGATAAGAACTCAAGCACCTGGGTTGAAGTATCCCCGGATGAATTCAAGAAGTACAACCGCTGGTGCACGAATCTTCGAAAGCGAATGCAGTATCACGGGCAGTGCTCCTGCAAACGAAACAAATGGTGGCTCTGCGATGGCAACTGTCTCGACTGCGAATTTTACACCAAAATAGAGGCTTCCCTCGATAAACCGCTTCCTAATGGTAAGGGAACTTTGTCCGATTACGTTTCTGACAACACGCCGACCCCGGAAGAGATTGTTTCTGATCGTGATTTGTTGAACTGCTTGATCAGCCGACTGCGTGAAATCGATCCGGAAGCCGACCGCATCATCCAGATCTGGATCGATCATCCGGAAAGTATTTCTGATCGAAAAGTTGCTGAGATCCTTGGACGCAAGCAGCGCACCTTTGCCGATGAAATGAAAAAATTCCGCGATGAATTTAGAGAATATCGAAAAAAATAGTAATATAGGTAAGTTTACGGCTGCCGCCATCTCAAATCGGGATGGCGGCAGTTTTTTTCATTTTTTTCTGCTCAAATTCCCTGCTTTTCTCCAATTAAAGGTGTAGGGCAAAAAAGAGCCCAGAAACGAGGTGAAAAATATGTATCACAAACATACCAACAGCAGATGTGCACCGGTTAAAACGCCAACTGAGGAGATCAGGATCCTCAATGCCATTAGCCGCGTGTCGTCTAGATTGGCTAACAACTTGGCGATTCTTGCGGAAGAACAACCAAACGAAAAAGGAGGACAATCACATGTCAAAAATGTCAGAAATTGATCAAGCAATTAAGGATATCAGCAATGCAGCTGCTGTTATTAGCGATGCAGCAAGCTGGCTCTCAAAGCAGTTATCAAATTCCGAAGAGGACGATCCGGAACCACAAAAGAAGGAGCTGAAGCTTGAGGATGTACGAGCTGTCTTAGCAGAAAAGTCCCGTGCCGGGCATACCGCTGCTATCCGTACATTACTTCAGAAGTATGGAGCCAACAAACTTTCAGACGTCGATCCCCAAAATTATGAAGCCCTGATTAGGGATGCGGAGGAAATCCAATGAGTCCAACAGAACATGCGACCCTTTCCGCTTCAGGATCCGACCGGTGGCTGCACTGTCCGCCATCGGTACGACTTGGGGAAAGGATCGAGGATAAAGGCAGCGGCTATGCGGCTCAAGGTACGGACGCTCACCGACTTGCTGAATTCAAACTCCGGACAGCTCTTGGTTACGTGGATGAGGATCCGACTAAGAACCTCACCTATTTCGATCAAGAAATGAATGATGCAACAGATGAGTATGTCAATTATGTAATGGAACAGGTCGAATCCGCAAAGAAAACCTGTAATGATCCGCTAGTACTGGTCGAACAGCGCGTTGATTTCTCCCACTGGGTTCGACAGGGATTTGGGACGTCAGATGCACTAATCATCGCAGATGTCACCCTTCATATCGTCGATCTAAAATACGGGACCGGAGTTCCAGTATCAGCTGAGGATAATTCACAGCTCAAATGTTACAGTCTCGGTGCTTTGGAGCTTTTCGACGACATTTATGACATTGACACAGTGGCGCTCACGATTTTCCAACCACGACTCCATAATGTCAGCGAGTGGCAAATTTCTAAAAAGGACCTTCTGAAATGGGCAACTGAAGTTCTGAAGCCTACAGCAGATATGGCTTACGACGGCAAAGGCGAATTTTCATGTGGCAAATGGTGCCGGTTCTGCCGGGCAAAAAACATCTGTCGTGCTCGAGCCGAAGCGAACCTTAAACTAGCCCAATATGACTTCAAATTGCCGCCGGAACTGTCAGATACAGAAATTGAAGTAATTCTTTCTAAGATAGATGAGTTGGTTTCATGGGCTTCTGGAATCAAAGAATATGCTCTCCAGAAGGCTCTCTCTGGGAAGGAATGGACCGGATTCAAACTGGTTGAAGGCCGATCCGTTCGCAAGTACACCGATGGGGCTGCTGTTGCAAACGCCGTCTCCGAAGCCGGATACGATCCATACGAAAAGAAGCTCCTTGGCATTACAGCCATGCAGAAGCTCCTCGGAAAAGCTCGCTTCAACGAAATTCTAGCAAATTATATTGAAAAGCCACGAGGAAAACCAACACTCGTGCCAGATAGCGACAAACGTCCAGCAATGAAAAATACAGCCAAAAATGATTTTACGGAGGAAAACTATCATGACTAACAAATTCAAAAACCCAATGAAAGTTATCACAGGACCCAATACCCGTTTAAGCTATGCCAATGTATGGGAGCCTAAGTCCATCAATGGTGGCACGCCGAAATATAGTGTGAGCCTGATCATCTCTAAGTCCGACACAGCCACTATTGCCAAGATCAAAGCAGCCATCGAGGCAGCTTACAAGGAAGGCGAAGCAAAACTCAAAGGCAACAGCCGCAAAGTTCCTGCTCTCTCTGCTATCAAAACTCCGCTTCGTGACGGCGACACAGAACGCCCAGATGATGAAGCATACAAGAATTCCTTCTTTGTCAATGCCAATGCGACTACCGCTCCCGGAATAGTTGATGCGGATCTTAATCCAATCATGTCCCGCAGCGAGGTATACAGCGGCGTGTATGGCCGAGCAAGCATCACCTTCTATGCTTTCAATTCTTCCGGAAATCGTGGCATCGCTTGCGGACTTAACAACCTTCAAAAGATCCGTGACGGTGAACCACTCGGCAGCAAGGCCAGCGCAGAATCCGACTTTGCTGAGTTTGCTACTGACGACGACAGCGATTTCTTGAACTAAGGAGGATGCCATGTGTGAAATCCATGAACAAATTATCCTGATCTGTACAACCATCAATCTTGCGATTATTATCAGTTGCATCGTGAACTGGATCATCGCGAAAATTCATGATCACAAAAAATGCAAAAAGCAGAAACGTAAGTAATGCCAACACGCATTAAGTTTCAGGCGGCGGGGAATAATCCCTGCTGCCTTTTTCGTAAATTCCCTATGCGAGATAACTAAAATTGAGGTGAAAAAAGTGAAAACAATGTCTATCGATATTGAGACTTTCTCAGATGTAGACCTTGGTAAATGCGGCGTTTACAAATATGCTGAATCCCCTTCTTTCGAGATCTTGCTATTCGGCTATGCCGTCGATGGTGGAGATATTCATGTCGTTGACCTTGCGCAAGGAGAACAAATACCTAAAGAGATCCTTGATACCTTGACAGATGATTCCGTTGAAAAATGGGCCTTTAACGCCAACTTTGAACGCATCTGCTTGTCCCGGTACTTTCGTGATTTGGGAAGGAGTCTTGGTTCTTTTAATGACAATAATCATAGTTCTAAATTCCTGAACCCAGAAGGTTGGCGCTGCTCGATGGTCTGGTCGGCTGTGATGGGCCTTCCGCTTTCATTAAAAGGCGTCGGCAAAATTCTTAATCTTGAAGATCAAAAAATGGACGAAGGCAAAGCACTAATCCGGTATTTTTCTGTTCCCTGCACTCCAACAAAGTCAAACGGTGGAAGAAAAAGAAATCTTCCTTCTGATGATCCTAAGAAATGGTCTACATTCAAGCGGTATAACCAGCGAGATATCGAAGTTGAAATGTCAATCCAGCAGCGGCTTGCAAAATTCCCCGTTCCTGATTCTGTCTGGAATGAGTACCATATCGATCAGCAAATCAATGATCGCGGCGTCATGATCGATATGGATCTTGTAAAAAAAGCCATCGAGATGGACACGCGCTCCCGAAGTGAACTAACAACCGCAATGAAACATCTCACCAATCTCGATAATCCAAACAGCGTCCAACAAATGAAACGCTGGCTATCGGAAAACGGCATGGAGGTGGAAAGTCTTGGAAAAAAAGCAGTCGCTGCTCTTCTCAAAACAGCTCCTCCTGAGCTTGCCGAAGTACTAGAGCTCCGACAGCAGCTTGCCAAATCCAGTGTCAAAAAATATCAGACAATGCAGCGCGTAGTCTGCAACGACAACCGTGCCCGAGGAATGTTCATGTTTTACGGTGCCAATCGTACTGGCCGTTGGGCAGGACGGCTTATCCAGTTACAAAACCTCCCGCGGAATCATCTGTCAGATCTGGAATCTGCTCGTGCTCTTGTGAAAAGCGGAAACTATGACGCGATGAAGATTCTGTATGAGGATGTGCCAGACACGCTCAGTCAACTGATCCGGACTGCCTTTGTTCCAAACCGCGGAAATAAATTCTATGTTGCTGACTTTTCCGCAGTCGAGGCCCGCGTCATCTCTTGGTATGCGGGAGAAACATGGAAATCAGAAGCCTTCGCAAACAATGAAGATATATATTGTTCAACGGCCAGCCGCATGTTTGGCGTCCCAGTCGTGAAGCACGGAGTGAACGGCAATCTTAGACAAAAAGGCAAAATCGCGGAACTTGCCTGCGGATACGGTGGTTCAACCGGAGCGCTCAAAGCTATGGGCGCACTCGAAATGGGGCTCTCAGAAGATGAACTTCCCGGTATTGTTTCATCATGGCGCACAGCGAATCAAAAAATTGTCCGCTTCTGGTGGGATGTCGATCGAGCAGCCATGAATGCCGTTAAATATCATCGAACAACAAAACTTAATGGCCTCACCTTCTTTTGGAAGTCCGGAATGCTTTTTATCACCCTTCCTTCCGGCAGAAAACTTGCCTATGTGAAACCGAAGATTGGTAAAAACAGGTTTGGCGGTAACTGCATCACCTATGAAGGAATCGGCAGCACAAAAAAATGGGAAAGACTTGATTCGTATGGACCAAAATTTGTCGAAAACATCGTGCAGGCTACTTCACGCGATATCCTGTGCAATGCGATGAAAACATTACGGAACTGCAATATCTGCATGCATATCCACGACGAATTGGTTATCGAAGCTGATCCGCGTCTTTCTATCGATGCTTTATGCAAACAGATGGCCCGTGTTCCTGACTGGGCCGAGGGACTTGTTCTTTGTTCAGACGGGTATGTCAGCGATTTTTACAAAAAAGACTAAAATCTTATCCGCTCAAAACTGCCACTCGTCTCCAGTATAAATTAGAGGCGGGTGTTTTTTTATGCAAAAATGCTATCCACAGCTTCAAAAATTTTAGAGGAGGTCTTATTTTAATGCGTAAATACACAATCTGCACCGGTAACAGCCGGCTTGCCGATGTTTGGCCAGCGACGGAGATCACCTTCGAGGAGCTCCTCGACCGCCTGAAAACACCGCTCCGCACAGCCGAAACCGTCGCGCAATATAAAAAGATGTCAAAATCAAAGCGCGATGAGGCAAAGGACAAAGGCGGATTCATGCTGGGTAAACTCAAAGGCACTCGTAGAAAAAAGGAAGAAGTTCTGTCCCGATCAGGTATCATGCTAGACAGCGACAAACTTAATCCTGATTTTATTGACTGGTACGGGATAAACCATCAATACAAATCAATTTTCTACACGACTCACAGCTACACAAAAGATACGCCGCGAGGACGACTCATTATCCCTACTTCCCGCGATATGACACCAGAAGAAACGAATGCCATCTCCAGATACCTAGCTGCATTGATTGGAATCAACCAAATCGATCCATGTTCCTTCAAAGTTAATCAGATGATGTACTGGCCAACCTGCCCTTCCGATGGCGAATATATCTGCAAGGCATATGGCGGACCTGAGCTTGATCCGGATGAGTTTCTCAGCAATTATCCTGACTGGCATGATCCAACCAAACTCCCCAAGTCTCCGGGAGAAAGTGATGCCATCACAAATAGTCTGAAAAAGCAGGAAGATCCGCTGACCAAGGATGGCATTGTCGGAGACTGGTGCCGAGCGCACAGCATCGCTGACGTGATGAAAAACGAGCTGTCTGATATCTATCAACCGACTTCCGGGGAAAATCGATATGACTATATTGCTGGCGAAGGTTCGTCCGGCGTCGTGGTCTATGATGACAAATTTGTGTATAGCCATCATGCAACCGACCCAGCCGAAGGCCAACTGCTAAATGCCTTTGATCTTGTGAGAGTTCACAAATTTAATGATGATGATCCTAAGAAGTCTTTCAATCAAATGGCCGAATATGCATCCAAAGATGATGGCGTAAAAAAAGCCGCAATGAAACGCAAACAGGATCAGGCGATCTCTGAATTTACGCCAGCAGAAGATGATGACGAATGGATGAGCAAGCTCGAGTACGAAAAACGCACAGCAGCTTTGAAAAATACTCTCCACAACATCCGACTTATCATGCAAAATGATCCTTTCATGAAAAATATTGTTTTCAACGAACTGGCAGACAGCATGGAGATTCATGGCGAAGTACCGTGGAATCACCCCGGAAAATTCTGGCGTGATGCCGACGATGCGCAGCTTATTTGCTATGTGGATGACAACTACGGAACCTTCTCTCAAAGAAATTATGACATTGCTGTAACCAAATCCGTGGACGATCGTTCCTATCACCCGATCAAAGAATATTTCGACTCTTTGCCAGAATGGGATCAAATTCCAAGAGCCGAAACTGTCGTGATTGACTACCTCGGTGCAGAAGATACGCCTTATGTCCGGGCAATCACAAGAAAGACGTTATGCGCTGCTAGACGCAGGATCCTTGTTCCCGGATTCAAATTCGACTATATCCCTGTATTTAACGGTCCACAAGGAATCGGTAAAAGCACCCTCATCGCAAAACTTGGTATGGACTGGTATTCGGACAGCTTGAATCTCTCTGACATGAACGACAAAACAGCCGCCGAAAAGCTGCAAGGATACTGGATCATGGAAATCGGAGAACTTGCCGGAATGAAGAAAGCAGACCTTGACAAGGTTAAGGCCTTCATCAGCAGGCAGGACGACAAGTATCGAGCCAGCTTCGGGCGGCGCGTCACTCCACACCCAAGGCAGTGTATCTTTTTTGGAACGACGAATTCTGAAAGCGGCTACCTTCGCGACATCACTGGAAACCGTCGTTATTGGAATGTCAAAGTGAACGGCAAAGGAAAATACCACTCGTGGGATCTCACAAAAGATGTCGTCGACCAGATCTGGGCTGAGGTCAAAGTTCTAGAACCAGACGAGAAACTGTTTCTTCCTCCTGAGCTTGAGGACTGTGCAAAAGACGAACAGCGCAATGCAATGGAACAAGATGATCGCGAAGGCCTTGTTCGCGAATACCTTGATGCCCTGCTGCCAACAAGCTGGAACGAAATGGATATTTACAGCCGAAAAAGATATATTAGTGAAACCGATGATCCGACGAAACCCAAAGGTGTCAACAAGCGCATGACTGTCAGCAATATCGAGATCTGGTGCGAGTGCTTCGGCAAGCCAAAGGAAGATCTTAAATATGCCGACAGCTATGCCATTTCGTCAATAATGACGAAGATTGAGGACTGGGAAAAATCTGGAAGCCGAAAGCGTCTCCCGTTCTACGGACTCCAGCGCATCTATACGCGAAAGCAAAAATGAAGTGACAGGCCTTTGTGACAAGTACTATTGAGCTTGTCACACCCCACCCTGTCACTTCAGAAACCCCAGAGAACATGGGTTATTCTGCCATGATTTGTGACGGGGAGACAACTATTTCTATATAGTACAAAAAAATAAGAATTATAGTAAGATAGCGCACGTGCGTAACGCGTATTCGCGCGTAAGGGAATTTTTGGCACACTGTCACGCGATCTTGTCACAGAAAGGTAAATCAAATGAATGAAAATAAAATAGAAAGAGCTCTTGTAGACGAAGTGAAACGCTGCGGAGGAATCGCACCAAAATTTGTATCGCCCGGTTTTGCTGGAATGCCGGACAGACTGGTGCTTCTTCCCAACGGACAGATGGCCTTTGCCGAACTAAAAGCACCAGGAAAAAAACCAAGGTCGCTACAAAATTCCAGGCACCGGCTCCTGCGAAAACTCGGATTCCGGGTATATGTCATCGACGGTAAGGATCAGATTGGAGGAATGCTGAATGATCTTCACTCCGCATGAATATCAAAAATATGCGATCAAATATATCGAAACGCATCCCATCGCAGCTGTTCTACTTGATATGGGACTCGGAAAAACAGTTATCAGTCTGACGGCTATTTTCAATCTGCTTTTTGACAGCTTCGAAGCCCACCGAATTCTAGTAGTCGCACCGCTTCGTGTTGCACGTGATACATGGCCGACAGAAATCGAAAAATGGCAGCATCTCTCCGGTCTAACCTATTCCGTCGCTGTTGGAAATTTGAAAGAACGAAAAGCTGCCCTGATGCAAAATGCAGATATTACGATCATCAACCGCGAAAACCTCAGCTGGCTGATTGATGATTCCGGAATTCCATTTGACTACGACATGATAGTTCTGGATGAGCTCTCTTCCTTCAAAAATCATCGTTCAAAACGGTTCAAAGCACTGATGAAGGTCAGGCCAAAAGTAGATCGGATTATTGGGCTTACCGGAACACCATCTTCAAACGGGCTCATGGACCTTTGGGCAGAATTCAAGGTTCTTGATATGGGAAAACGTCTCGGTCGTTTTATTTCTCAATATCGAACAACCTACTTTTCACCGGACAAACGAAACGGAGAAATCGTCTACTCCTACAAGTTGCTGCCATATGCAGAAGAGGAAATTTACAAAAAAATATCGGACATTACGATCTCAATGAAAGCTAGAGACTTCCTGAAAATGCCGGAATTGATTTCATCAAAGTATGAGGTTTGTCTGTCAAAAGAAGAGCGAAAACGATACGAGAAAATGAAGCAGGATCTCGTAATGCAACTTCACGGGGGTGAAATTACCGCTGCAAATGCTGCAGCTTTGACCGGAAAACTCTCCCAGCTTGCCAATGGTGCGATCTATTCTGATGACGGCCAAGTAATCGAATTCCATGACCGGAAACTTGAAGCACTGGAAGATATTATCGAAGCTGCGAACGGCAAACCTCTCCTTGTGGCTTACTGGTTCAGACATGATCTTGAAAGAATTAAAGAGCGATTTACAATCAGAGAAATAACAACATCAAATGACATTAAAGAGTGGAACGCCGGAAGGATTCCTTTAGCGGCCATCCATCCGGCTTCCGCAGGCCATGGCCTTAATCTTCAGGCGGGAGGTGCTACGCTTGTCTGGTTTGGCCTAACTTGGAGTCTTGAATTATATCAGCAGACCAATGCCCGCCTGTGGAGACAGGGGCAAAGTAGCAGTACCGTAGTCATTCAACATATTGTCACAAAAGACACGATTGATGTTCAGATCCTTGACGCTCTCGATCGAAAGGACAAAACGCAATTGGCCCTTATCAATGCAGTGAAGGCGGTGATGAAATGATTGAACCGTATGAAAGGATCGCAAATGCCATCGTGTTGTATACAGTAAGTAATTACCGCAGAGCCCTGAGATACCTGAAGATAAATCCACAAAGCCAAGCTACCCAGATAGAAAAAGAAAGTCTGGAGCATTTCTTTCATCCCGACTGGTACCATATTCTGACAAACGTCGATAGCGAGCTGCTGATCAAAAAGCTGAATGAGGAATCAGAACAGACTTCAAAGAAGGTGACAAAATGACTCCACAACAATATCTGAATCAGGTAAAGCATCTGGATGCGCTGATCAATGTCCGTCTCCGGGAAATCGATTATTGGAAGGACATGTCAACCAACATCTCCGGGATAAAATACGATGCCATGCCAAAGAATCCAAACGCTACGACTGATGCATATTTTGTAAGATGTCTCGATAAGATTTGTGAGATCCAGCAAGATGTTGAAAAAAAGGTCGGACAGCTAATAGTTCTTCGTGATGAGATTAGCTCCCGAATCGATCTTCTGACGAATCCAGAAGAACAACTGGTGTTGCGCTATCGTTATATCGACAACTGTACGTGGGATGAGATCGCCAGCATGTTGAATGCCAGTCTTAGAACTGTTTACCGAATTCACGGAGCAGCGCTTCAGAACTTTTCAGTACCGAGTTGAAAAGTTGGCACACTTTGGCAGTATTTGGCACACTTTGGCAGTTCATGGCACATTCCTTTTATGATATTATTACAATAGAAATTACTATGAAGATATGAAGCCTCGTCGGGAGTGATCCTGCCGGGGCTTTTGTTGTGGGAAGAAGGCGAAGCACTATGCCAATGAAACCAAAACGTCCCTGTCGCTCTCCTGGATGTGCAAACCTCTGTGAAAACGGTGAGCAGTACTGTGAGGAACACAAGCGGCTCGCGGAACGTCACTATGAGAAATTCACGCGCGGTTACTCAGCTGGGAAACGATATGGTCGTTCTTGGAAACGACTTCGTGATCGTTACGTTCATAAGCATCCTCTTTGCGAGAGGTGTCTGAAAGAAGGACGATACGTTACGGTTGAGGAAGTCCATCACATCGTTCCTCTCTCAGAAGGTGGTGCTAATGATGAGTCGAATCTCATGAGTCTTTGCCGCTCTTGCCACGAGAAGATCCACCATGCACGAGGTGACAGATGAATTTCATCGGCCTTCCAGAAAGGTTTCCTTTGTAGGGAGGGGTGGTCGAAATCTCTACGATGCCCCCCACCGGAAAACGGCGCGGGGTTTTCTGTACGAAAAAAGCAAAATCAAACGGGTAATAACACCCGTCCAAAAATACAAGTCTCTGAAAACTCAAGAAGGGTAGTGATCTAATGCCGACAAAATCGAATAACATCGGTGGTCGAGGTGGTCGGCGTCCGGGCGCTGGTCGAAAAAAGTCAGCTGTCAAAGAGAAATATGAAAATGGCAATCCAGGTGGCAGAAAACTAGAGGTGCTCGATATCCCGGATACGCAAGGCGAAGAAATGCCAGAGCCACATGAGTTCCTATCCGCTCGTCAACATGACGGATCCACGCTAGAAGCTGCTGATGTTTACCGTGAGACATGGGAATGGCTCAACAAACTCGGTGTTGCGCGAGCTGTTTCACCTCAGCTTCTGGAACGTTACGCAATGTGTTCGGCCCGATGGATTCAGTGCGAAGAAATGACGACCAAACTCGGCTATCTTTCAAAGCACCCGACCACGGGCAAGCCGATCTCATCGCCCTTTATCAATATCGGCATAAATTATATGAATCAGGCAAACCGTCTGTGGGATGAAATTTTCCAAATCGTAAAGGAAAATTGCTCTACTGAATACGGGGGTGCAAATCCACAAGATGATGTGATGGAACGGTTGCTCCGTGCCCGGAAAGGAATGTAAATGAATACAAAAAGATTAGAACAGGTACCGATTGAAAAGCTGGTACCTTACGCCCGCAATGCTCGGACGCATAACAAAGAACAAATCGCACAGCTTCGTGCTTCTCTTCGTGAATTCGGGTTTGTAAGCCCTGCTGTCATTGATCAAGATTACAATATCCTTGTCGGTCACGGCAGAGTGCAAGCTGCGAGAGATGAGGGATACGAAACTATCCCCTGCGTTTTTGCGGAGGATCTGACCGATTCTCAAAAGCGCGCATATATTCTTGCCGACAATCAGCTGGCCCTTAATGCCGGCTGGGATGAGGAGATGCTCTCAGTTGAATTATCCGACCTGCAGGAAAACTCATTTGATCTATCCTTGCTCGGATTTGACGACAAAGAACTTGAGAAGCTATTGAATAACAATGATGATAAAGATGTTGAAGATGATGACTTTGATCTTACTGCAGCTTTGGAAAAGGCCTCTTTCGTAGAACCAGGTGACGTCTGGACTGTCGGAAAACACAGAGTGATGTGCGGTGATGCTACCAAACCCGAAGATGTAGATACACTCATGGACGGCAAACGTGCAAATCTCGTTTTGACTGATCCTCCCTATGGTGTTTCATTCGAAGCAGCGGACGGCCTTACCATTAAAAATGACAGTCTCAAAGGCGATGAATTTTATAGTTTCCTACTCTCAGCGTTCAAAAACATGGCCAACCATCTAGAAAAAGGCGGCTCGGCCTACTGCTTTCATGCAGATACCGAGGGGCTTACCTTTCGACGCGCCTTTGTCGACGCTGGCTTCCATCTGGCCGGTGTGTGCATATGGGTGAAAAACTCGCTTGTGCTGGGGCGTTCTGATTATCAGTGGCAGCATGAACCAGTACTATATGGATTCCTTCAAAATGGCAAACATCCATGGTATGCGGGACGTTCTGAGACCACAATCTGGAACTTCGATAAGCCAAAGAGAAATAAAGATCACCCTACCAGCAAGCCGCTGGATCTTCTTGGGTACCCGATTCAAAATTCCACTCAGGAAAATGCTATCGTGGTCGATACATTTGGTGGATCAGGATCCACGCTTATTGCATGCGAACAGCTGAATCGAACCTGCATGATGATGGAACTCGATCCGAAGTATGCCTCCGTTATTCTTCGAAGGTATGTGGAAAACACTGATGATTCAGAGAATGTGTACGTTGTCCGAAAAGGTAAAAAGCTTTTCTATTCTGATCTCGTGAAAGAAGTCGAATTGCCAGATTCCAAATAAATTCCTTGACGTACAGTTTTTATTAAAAAATACGCTAATTTGCTTGCTATTACAGACCTTCAGAGTGATTTATATACATGCGGAAAGGTACAAAGCCTTCCGGATCAACGAATATCACAAGGAGGAAAACACAATGCAAATCAACTACAACGTAACTGGCGCTCGGCGCAAAGAAATGGTCAAGGTCATATCTGATACTATCGGGGTCAAGGCAGAATACAAATACATGCCAACATGCAATTATGAAATTGGCGACTTTACGGTAACAAAGAACGGATTCCTCGAATTCAACGACTCGGTTGATAGCGCCAAAGTAAAGAAGATCTTAGAGGCCGTAGCCGCTGCAGGCTTTTCATTCAAACAACAAGAAAAAACAAAGCCTGAGGAAAGCGAGAAAACACCTAATGAAGCCATCATTGCTACCAAAGATGAACAAGATGGAGAAACAGGCCTGACGATCGTGCTTCCTTTGGAAGATGTCGAGGTCGAAAACCTTAACCACATCCTCATGGCAAAAGAGACATTGATCCGACATGCACTCGGAGTCGACGATCTGGATTTTGAAATTCAAGAAGATAAAATAATATTCCCATGGTTTACGGAAATTCCGGAACCTGATAAAGCTAAGGCATACACGAAATTTATCGCACATCTCGGAAAGTTCTCAAAAGAGATTAAACGGGCTAGCTCAAACGAAAAGGCCGTCGAAAATGAAAAATACGCCTTCCGCTGCTTCCTACTCCGCATTGGATACATCGGCGCAGAATATAAACAGGATCGAAAAATCCTGCTTCATAATCTGACTGGCAACTCCAGCTGGAAAAACGGATCCCCGAAAAAGGAGGAACAGGAATGATTTTAATAACACCAAAGCAACTTGAAATCATGCGGAAACTTTACCCTAATGGAACACGAATTGAACTTTTGCGGATGAACGATCCACAATCACCGCCAATTGGCACTAAGGGCACGGTGTATGGAATTGATGACTACGGCAGCATCCTTGTTAACTGGGATAACGGTTCGAAACTAAATGTCATCTATGGCGAGGACATCGCGAGAAAGGTTAAAGGGTAAACCAAGTCATGATTTCGGACTAAAAAATGTCAATTTATCTTGCTAGAATTGCTTGCTATTACAGAACTCCAGAGTGATATATGTATATACACCGAAAGGAAAAGCAAAACAAACACACAGGAGGAAAACATGATAACAAAGAATGATTATTTCGAGCAGATGATAGAAACAGCTAGTGCCCACAACAAGGCGGCAGCGGTTCGCAGAAAACAGCGCGAGGCCATGATCAACACGGATGACTGGGCCGGAGTAAGGGCTTTTGACGAGCGGGAAAAGAAAGAATTCCCCTATCCCTTCACTAGCGGGGCGAACAAAGCGCTGGCGGAATACGACCGCAACCTTCAGAACGGCACGGATGCATTTGAAATCAGCGAACTTCCATGGGATTACGAACTAGCGGATTTCATCAACACGCTCCGCAATGCTGGGATCGCCACAGCGGTTGTTACTGACCATAGCACAGGACTGATGGACGGAATCTACGGAATGAATTCACTCGGATGCAGGATGAACGGACTCAAGACGATCACAAGGTCGGATGATCACCGCTTCGGCAGTAAGGAACCGGAACGCAGAAAAGGTATCGAATTTAAACTGTAACCACACAATTGGAACGCCAAAAATTTCTGGAAGATTGTCACATATTTTCCTCGAATAGCGCTTGCTATTACAGAGCTCAAGAGTGATATATATACACAACAAAGGAAAAGACCAAGAAAACGGAGGACAAGGATATGTGGGAACAAGGAAAACTTTTGATTGAAGGAATGAACGTAAAATACTATGTAAAGCATTACGAGGAACCTTCCGAGAACTACGGAATCGAAGGCGGATGCATTTCAAAAATGGAACTCAGAATCGACGGCAAGGTAACACTGAACTACGATCGCGGCTGGGATATCGAACCAGAAGACGAAATCAGCCAACTTGCCTATGCAGCACTTTTGAAGAAGTACAACTAAGGATCACCTGAATATTGCAGAAGAGCCGGTCATCCGGCCCTTTCTTTCATACTGATCGAGGTCGCAGCGATGCGGCTTATTTTTATGCCACTAGAAAGGAGGAAGGCCTTATGGCTGTACGAAAGCTCAAGAATTACAAGGTCACCCGCTTTATGGATAAGACCTCCCACTACGATGAGGATCTCGCTGATTACGCCTGTCTCTTCATTGAGCAGCTCTGCCATACAAAAGGTACATGGGCCGGAAAGCCATTCGAGCTAATCGATTGGCAGGAACAGATTATCAGAGACCTGTTCGGAGTCATCAAACCCAACGGCTACCGGCAATTTAATACCGCATATGTGGAAATTCCAAAGAAACAAGGCAAAAGCGAGCTTGCCGCTGCCATTGCGCTCCTTCTCACCTGTGGAGACTGTGAGGAACGCGCGGAAGTTTATGGCTGCGCCGCCGACCGTAATCAGGCAAAGATCGTTTTTGATGTAGCGGTCGATATGGTTCGCTTCTGTCCAGCACTGTCAAAGCGCGTTAAAATTCTTGAATCCCAGAAGAGGATGGAATACCTGCCAACGCACAGCTTCTATCAAGTTCTCTCCGCTGATGTGGCGAACAAGCACGGATTCAATACCCATGGTGTTATTTTTGATGAGCTGCACACGCAGCCCAATAGGAAACTTTTTGATGTCATGACTAAAGGTAGTGGTGATGCCAGAATGCAGCCACTCTTCTTCCTGATCACGACCGCCGGAAATGACACTCACTCGATCTGTTATGAGCAACATGAAAAAGCAATCGACATCATGAACGGAAGAAAGCATGACCCAACATTTTATCCGGTCATCTTCGGTGCAGATGAATCTGAGGATTGGACTGATCCCAAGGTCTGGAAGAAAGCCAATCCGTCTCTTGGTATTACGGTCGGAATTGATAAGGTAAAAGCCGCATGTGAATCTGCAAAACAGAATCCTGGCGAAGAGAATTCTTTCCGGCAGCTGAGACTCAACCAGTGGGTAAAACAATCTGTCCGCTGGATGCCAATGGACAAATGGGAGGCCTGCGCATTTCCCGTCAACGAAGATGATCTCGAAGGCCGCGTCTGTTACGGAGGTCTCGATCTTTCCAGCACGACTGATATTACTGCTTTCGTTCTGGTCTTTCCTCCGCGTGATGAAAATGACAAATATGTTGTTCTTCCCTACTTCTGGGTTCCGGAAGAAACGCTTGATCTCCGTGTCCGGCGTGACCATGTTCCATATGACATCTGGGAAAAGCAAGGGGCACTCGAAACCACAGAGGGAAATGTCATTCACTACGGATACATCGAAAAATTCATCGAAAACCTCGGCGAACGCTTCAACATACGAGAGATTGCCTTTGACCGTTGGGGAGCCGTCCAAATGGTACAGAATCTCGAGGGCATGGGATTCACCGTCGTTCCATTCGGACAAGGTTTCAAAGACATGTCCCCGCCTACCAAAGAGCTGATGAAATTAGTCCTTGAAAAACGGATCGCACACGGCGGACATCCAGTACTTAATTGGATGATGGACAATATCTATATCCGGACAGATCCTGCCGGAAACATTAAGGCCGACAAAGAAAAATCCACAGAAAAGATTGATGGCGCAATAGCAACCATCATGGCACTCGACCGAGCGATCCGAATGGGCAACGACAATGCCGCGTCTGTCTATGATAATCGGGGCATTCTTTTTCTATGAGATTTAAACGAATGATTATTATTGCACCGCTTTAACGCATTGTAATTAAGTCACCAAAATAGACGGAGGAATGGAAATGAGCATATTCAAAGGAATCTTCAGGAGCCGAGGAAAGCCAAAAGACTCCACGGTCGGTAGCCCCTACCGCTTCTTCTTTGGGGGAACAACTTCTGGAAAAGCGGTGACCGAACGGTCGGCCATGCAAATGACAGCTGTTTACTCTTGTGTACGAATTCTGTCAGAAGCAATTGCAGGTCTTCCGCTGCACCTATACCGGTATACGGAAAATGGAAGCAAAGAAAAGGCTATTGACCATCAGTTATACTCACTTCTGCATGATGAACCCAATCCCGAAATGACATCGTTTGTCTTCCGAGAAACTCTAATGACGCACCTTCTTTTATGGGGCAATGCATATGCGCAGATAATCCGAAATGGCAAAGGTGAGATCGTGGCTCTGTACCCTTTGATGCCGAATCGCATGACGGTTAACCGGGATAAAAATAGCCAACTTTATTATGAATACCAGACCTCACAGGACGAAGCACCCACTATGAAAGGATCGCTGGTCCGACTTTCTCCGCATGACGTGCTTCATATCCCGGGGCTTGGATTTGACGGCCTCGTCGGATATTCGCCGATCGCGATGGCTAAAAATTCCATCGGCATGGCGATTGCATGCGAGGAATACGGAGCCAAGTTCTTTGCAAACGGTGCAACACCGGGAGGCATCTTAGAGCACCCCGGCGTGGTCAAGGATCCTGAACGTGTCCGAGAAAGCTGGAACTCGGCCTTTGGCGGTTCCGCCAATTCCAACAAGGTGGCCGTCCTTGAAGAAGGCATGAAATACACCCCAATCTCTATTTCTCCGGAGCAAGCACAGTTCCTTGAAACGCGCAAATTCCAGATTGATGAGATTGCCCGTATTTTCAGAATACCACCCCATATGATCGGAGATTTGGATAAAAGCTCCTACAGCAATATCGAACAACAGTCATTGGAATTTGTTAAATATACGCTTGATCCATGGGTTTCACGTTGGGAACAATCTATGCAACGAACTTTGCTCCGTCCTGAAGAAAAGAAGGACTACTTCTTTAAATTCAATGTAGACGGTCTTCTTCGCGGCGATTATGAAAGCCGCATGAATGGCTACGCAACTGCCCGCCAAAACGGATGGATGAGCGCAAACGACATTCGAGAGCTTGAAAACCTTGATCGTATTCCGGAGGAAGAAGGTGGCGATCTGTATCTTATCAACGGTAACATGACAAAGCTCAAAGATGCCGGGATCTTTGCAGTAAGCTCATCGTCGCAAGAAACGGAGGATCACCTTGATGAAGAAAAAGAAACGCAAGAAAAACCGGAGAGCAAAAACAATTTCAAGGAAAGGAGGACGAAAACATTATGACCAAAAAGTTCTGGCACTGGGTAAAAAACGAAACACCGGATTACTTCGGCAGCGATCGCATACTCTACCTCGACGGGGAAATATCAGATGAGACGTGGTTTGGTGATGAAGTTACGCCCGGAATTTTCAAAGACGAATTGAATAGCGGAAAAGGCAACATCACCCTGTGGATCAATTCTCCCGGAGGCGATGTTTTTGCTGCTTCCCAAATTTACAACATGCTGATGGAATACCCATACGAAGTGAACGTCAAAATCGATGCTCTTGCAGCCTCAGCGGCTTCAGTCATTGCAATGGCCGGTACAAAGATCTGCATGAGCCCTGTGGCCATGTTGATGATCCACAATCCGGCAACCGTTGCTATCGGGGACTCTAAAGATATGCAAAAGGCCATCAATATGCTAACAGAAGTCAAGGAATCAATCATTAATGCTTATGAAATTAAGTCTGGTCTCTCCCGAAATAAGATCAGCAATCTCATGGACGCTGAAACATGGATGAATGCAAAGGAAGCCAAGAGGCTCGGATTTGCAGATGAAATTCTATTTGCTGATAGAGATGAATCATCAGAAAAAAATAGCGATGATCCGAACGATGGAGAAGAGCTGATGCTTTTTTCACGTAAAGCCGTTACGGATTCCCTGCTTTCAAAGCTAAACATTGGTACTCGCACCTCTGCATCAACTAAAAAATCTACAGAGAACGCGATGCCCGTCGCCGATCTGCAGAAGCGACTGTCACTTCTCGCGCACTGAAATGGAGGAATTTAAAATGACAAAGATTATGGATCTCATGGAAAAACGTGCAAAGACATGGAACGCTGCGAAACAGTTTCTTGACACGCACGCTGATGCTAATGGAAATGTATCTGCTGAAGATGCCGCTACCTACGACAAAATGGAAAAAGAAGTCACAGATCTCACGCACAACATTGATCGCCTGCAAAAACAGGAACAGATCGATCGAATGCTGAGTCAGCCGACCTCTGCCCCTCTCACCATGAAACCGGGAGCAAAGGATGAACCAGACAAGACGGGTATTTCATCAAAAGCATATCGTACAGCCTTTTGGGATAACATTCGCAAGCGTAATTGGTATGATGTCCAAAATGTGCTGGAGGTAGGTACCGATGCAAATGGCGGTTACCTCGTTCCAGGAGAGTATGAAAAACAACTCGTTCAGGCTTTGAATGAAGAAAACTTCTTCAGAAGTCTCGCCCATGTTATTCAGACACAGACGGGAACACACACCATTCCGGTCGTTTCTTCTCACGGAACAGCGGCATGGATGGATGAGAACGGACTTTATCCTGAATCGGACGAGAAGTTCGAACAGGTGTCGCTTGATGCCTATAAACTCGGAACGTCCATCAAGGTTTCTGAAGAACTGATGAACGACTCAGTATTCGATTTAGAGGGTTATATCTCCGACGAATTTGCCCGTCGAATTGGTGAAGCTGAAGAAGAGGCATTTTTGACCGGTGATGGTCACAAGAAGCCGGAAGGTGTATTTACAAAGGTTGCTGCAACCGCTGATGCAACGACTGAGATCGCAAATACCAGTATCACATTCGATGCAATTATGGATGTATTTTATTCTTTGAGAAGTGTTTATCGAAATCATTCGACTTGGATTCTAAACGATTCCACAGTCAAAGCTCTTCGCAAAATCAAGGACAATAACGGCAACTATATCTGGCAGCCATCTGTGGTTGCCGGCCAACCTGACACGATCCTGAATCGTCCGTACTGCACGAGCATTTATGCACCAGAACTTGCATCCGGAAACGTGCCGATCATTTTGGGGGACTTATCCTATTACTGGGTTGCCGAACGTCAAGGCCGCAGCTTCAAGCGTCTATCCGAACTCTATGCAGCAAACGGTCAAATCGGATTTCTTGCATCTGAACGCGTAGACGGTAAGTTGATCCTACCGGAAGCTGTAAGAGGTCTTTCCGTAAAGGGATCTAAGTAATCCGATAGTTTTAGTTGGCGTTTTTTTTGAGGAGGTATCCGCATGGAAGTAACACTTGAAGAAGCAAAACTCTACCTAAGAGTCAGTTCTTCCGATGAGGATGAACTGATCACAAACATGATTGCTTCTGCCGAAAAAATCGTGCAAGACATCGCCCGCTTCCCTGATGAGGAGTGGAAATCCAATGAAGAAAAAGTCCTGATCCGAATACGAACCGCTATTCTCTATACCGTGGCCTACCTTTATGAGCACCGAGAAGACGCCGACCATAACCAATTGAATCTCACTTTGAGAGCACTTCTATTTGGTGTCCGTAAGGAGGAATTCTGATGAAGATTGTCTCTATGCGTATCCCCGTTAATTTCCAAAAGAACACGGTCATGACAGACAGATACGGTAACCACAAATCCACATGGACGGATTATTTCAAATGCTGGGCGACAGTTGGAACGGACTCATCTGGTTCAGAAACATCTGGAGCGGTCATTAATCCAGAGGAATCTCTGAACTTCACCTGCCGGTGGTGTTCCGAACTTGCCGTCGTAGGATCCACGAAATATCGAATTACCGCAGAGGGAAAAACCTACAACATCACCTATGTAAATCCGATGGGATTCAAGCACAATAGTATTAAGTTCAATTGTAAATTGGAGAAATCAAAATGAGCGAAAAAGTAACAATCGATGGCCTTCGTGATGCAGTCATGGAGGGCCTGAAAGAATACGCAGGGCTTGCTGCGGATGATATGAAGGATGCTGTTAAAAAAACAGCAAAATCTGTCCGAAAAGATATCCAAGATAATGCTCCTGTACGCACTGGCAAGTACAAAAAATCATGGTCAGTCAAAACGGTCAGCGAGAACTCAGATTCCATTGATCTTATCGTGCATTCGCGTAATCGTTATCAGATCGCGCACCTCCTGGAGCATGGACACGCCAAACGCGGAGGTGGCAGAGTTGCAGCTAAGCCGCACATTGCTCCGGCTGAACAGGCCGGAAATAAGAATCTGGTAAATGAAATCCAGCAAAAGCTGAAAGGATGACGATATGACCTACGATGAAATCATAACAATGCTTGAGGAAGCTAGTCTCCCTGTTGCCTACGACCATTTTGCAGAAGGCGAGTCTCCGGACCTGCCTTTTCTTTGTTTTCTTTTTCCAGAAACGGACAACATGTTCGCAGACAACACGGTTTATCAAAAGATTTACGAACTGAATATTGAACTTTACACCGATCATAAAGACCCGGATGTGGAATCAAAAATTGAGAACATCCTCACCACACACGAACTTCCATTCAAGAAATCTGAGATTTGGATTGAGGACGAAAATATGTACGAGGTTCTGTATCAAACCCAGATAATAGGAGGTTAAAAAATGGCTACTAAAAATAAGAACAAGGTCAAATTCGGCCTGAAAAATTGTCACTACGCAATTGCAACCCTTACAGAAGATGGGACCGTGACATTCGGAAAGCCCGTCTCAATTCCAGGTGCAGTTTCCCTGTCGCTTGATGCCGAAGGTGACAACAAGCCGTTCTACGCTGACGACACGGTCTATTACATGGTAAGCAACAATAACGGCTATTCCGGCGACCTAGAATTGGCACTGATTCCCGAGAGTTTTCTCAAAGACGTCATGCATGAGACCGAAGACACGAATGGTGTGTTTGCTGAGAACAAAGATGTGGAACCAGAGCATTTTGCACTGCTCTTTGAGTTTTCCGGCGACCAGAGAAAGATTCGTCACTGCATGTATTATTGCTCTGCGACACGACCATCAGTTTCTGGTCAGACGAGAGAGGATTCGACCGATGTGCAGACTGATAAGCTGTCACTCACTGTTTCTCCGCTTCCTTCCGGGCTTGTGAAGGTTAAGACCGGAACAAATACCACAGATTCTGTTTATGAGGCGTGGTACGAATCTGTTTATGAACCTACTTCTGATAAATCATCCAATTCAAAATCCCTAACGAGCTTTAGCACAAAGGAGGAGTAAGCGATGGCGGTTACCAAAAAAATTAAAATTGACGGAAAAACAGTGACATTCCGGGCATCAGCTGCAATTCCCCGACTTTATAGAAACAAGTTTCACAGAGATATTTATCGAGATCTGAGTGAACTTCAAAAAGGTATCGGGGAAAATGAAGCTGACAACTCTAATCTTGATACTTTTTCTCTGGAGCTATTTGAGAATATTTCATGGCTAATGGCTAAGCACGCCAATCCAAATGTGCCTGATGATCCAGAAGAATGGCTTGATACGTTCAATACGTTCAGTATTTATGAGGTACTCCCGCAGATCATTGCCTTATGGGGAATTAACACAGAGCAACAGGTAAATTCTAAAAAAAACCACGTGAAACAGAAAGGGAAATGACAACCCCACTCTTTCTTTTGCGCTGCGTTCAGATCGGGCTGTCAATCTCGGAACTCGATCTGCTTACCATTGGTACTGTCAACGACATGTACGCAGAAATGAGCAATGATGACTGGGATTATCCGGAAATCGCGACGCAAGAAATGATGGATCGATTTTAAAGAAAGGAGGAGTATCCGCATGGCAAACAGAATCAAAGGCATCACCGTTGAGATCGGAGGAGACACGACTAAGTTAACAGAATCACTGAAAGCTGTCGACAAAGAAATAGCCAACACTCAAAAAAGCCTTCGCGATATGAACAAGCTGCTGAAACTCGATCCAGGAAATACGGAGCTCCTCTCTCAGAAACAAAGGTCCCTGCAGAAAGAAATTGCTGCCACGAAAGAACGTCTTACCGCTCTGAAGGAAGCCGCTAAGCAAGCAGATCAGGCCCTGGCAAATGGTGATATGAGCCAATATCAATATGATGCACTTCAAAGAGAAATTGTCGCAACCGAGCAAGATCTAAAAAGTCTCACTAAAGAATACGAAAACTTCGGATCCGTCACAGCACAAAAACTCGCCACTACTGGTGAAAAAGTAAAATCCGTCGGAGATACGCTCTCAAGTGCTGGGACAAAAATGACAGTGGGATTTACCGCTCCCGTTGTGGCTGGAGCAACCGCTGCTGTCAATGCCTACGGAGATGTAGGCAAACAATTCAACCTTGTCAAGCAAACGATGGGGAATACAGCGAACTCTGCAAAGGACTTTAAAGGTCTCTGGGATCAAATGGGAACGTCAGCCAAGGAATCTGTCTACGGCATGCAAGACGCAGCGGATGCCACTTTGAATTTCGCACGTCAAGGATTTACTGCAAAAGAAGCGACAGATATGCTGACCCCTGCCATGCAGTTGGCGGCAGGTACAGGAACCGATCTTTCCGATGTGACATCCGGTCTTGGTAATGCCATGAAAATGTTCGGAGCTAGCTCTTCAGAAGCATCCAATTATTCCGATGTTCTTGCTAAAGCGCAGGCACAGGCCAACACCACGACTTCTGAGCTGTTCGAGGCAATCTCTGTCGCAGGGCCGATCTGTAAGACCGTCGGATGGAATGTGAAAGATCTTGCAACTATCACCGATGTATTCGGAAATGCAGGTATCAGTGGTTCCGAAGGCGCAAATGCTCTGAAAACCGGCCTTGCCCGACTTGCTTCCCCTGCCAAATCCGGATCTGAGGCAATGAACGCCCTTGGCCTTTCTACTGGGAAGACCTATGCTATCTTCAATGCAAATGGAACGCTAAAATCCATGCCAACGGTTCTTAAAAATCTTAACTCTGCTTTTTCCGGACTTTCTGATCAAGAAAAACTTGAAGCTGCAGCTAATATCTTCGGCAAGGAACAGATGAGCAAGTGGCTCACCCTAATCCAGGCTTCACCGAGTGATGTGAAATCTCTTCGGTCAGCACTGGATAACTGCAGTGGTTCTGCGAAAAGCATGTCAAATGCCTTGATGTCCGGAACCGGCGGCACAATTGAACAATTGAAATCTACTTTTGACGTTCTAACAGTTACTGTCGGTCAAGCAATTGCCCCTGCCCTTCAGAGCCTGATGGAAAAAATTATTGACCTTATGAACGCCATTATGAACATGGACCCAGCGACGCAGAAATTGATTCTGACTATCATGGCTATTGTCACTGCTATCGGACCAGTTCTGATTGCTATTGGAAAAATGGCAACCGGCGTTGGTGCGCTGATGACGCTTGCGCCAAAAATTGTCACTGCCATATCCGCCGTTCAGAAGGTATTCGCTTTCCTTGGCACAACGATGCTTGCAAATCCGATAGGTATTATAATTGCTGCCATTGCGGCATTAGTAGCTGCTTTTATTTATCTCTGGAATAATTGCGAAAGTTTCCGAAATTTCTGGATTTCTCTCTGGGACAACATCAAGTCTGTCGCAGTCACTGTATTTAATGCTCTGAAAGATTTCTTCGCAATGATATGGGGAATCATCGAAAATGTGTTCACAACTGCTGTGAATGGAATCAGTACTTTTCTTTCCTCAGCGTGGAACGCTATCAAAAATGTGGTGACGATCGTGATGAACGCCATCAGTACAGTGATCCAAACAATTTGGAACGCTATTGTTGTCTTTTTCACGGTAATCTTCAACACAATTAAGGCTGTAGTCACCACTTACTTCAATGCATACAAAATGGTGATTACCACAGTGTTAATGGCAATCCGGACTGTTGTAGCAACTATCTGGAATGCCATTAAAGCTATAATCACGACAGTTGTAAATTCCATCAAAACTGCCGTAGCAACTGCATGGAACGGGATCCGTGCTGTCACATCGACTATATTCAATGCAATCAGGTCGATCGCTACTGTCGTCTGGAATGGAATCAAAACTGCTGTGATGAGTATTGTGAACGCAATGAGGTCCAGCATAACCGGGGCCTTTAATGCAATCAAAGGAACTCTGTCTGGAATTTTGGGCGGCATCAAGAGCAAATTTACTTCTGTATTTAACAGCATCTGGAACTTTGTTTCAGGAGTCGTCAACAATTTAAAGCATGTATTCAATTTCCACTGGAGCCTGCCTAAGATCAAGCTGCCGCACTTCTCAATATCTGGCAAGTTCAGTCTTAAGCCTCCAAGAGTTCCACATTTCTCCGTTTCATGGTACAAAAAAGCAATGGAAGGCGGCATGATCCTGAAAGACGCGACAATATTTGGCCAGTCGAACGGGACTCTTCTTGGTGGTGGCGAGGCCGGGGATGAAGCCGTTGTCGGCGTGAGTTCCCTTCGTTCTATGATTCGAGATGCAGTTAGTGATGCTTCTGGTGGAAACAACGGACCTCTTATCAATATCGAAACCATGAGCGTGCGGAACGATGATGACATCCGTCGCATCTCGCAGCAGCTCAACAATCTACTAACAGGCAGCCGCCGTGCGAAAGGATCGGTGATCTAATGGGATTCAAATTCAACGGAAAAACAAGCCAGAGCTTTGGCCTTGCAACCCGACAGGACAAAGAAAACAGAATGCCAGACTTCACAAATAAAACAATCACCGTTCCAGGACGCGAAGGTATCTTCGACTTTGGTGAGACTATTGGCGAGCGTACAATTGATATATCGTGCTTCATTCCTCCAGGAAAATCTGACGCGGGCTTTCTTGAACAAAAAGACAAGATCATTGCATGGCTGAATCCCGATATTGGGCTGTGCAACCTAATTCTAGACAACGAACCAAACCGGGTATATCGTGCAAGACTACAAAGCGGATTCTCTTTTGAAAAGGCCGTGCGTAACTCCTGCACATTCGATCTGACCTTTTTATGTCCAGATCCATATGCGTATGCGGTGAAGGATGAAAATTATGAATTTACGCAGCCGGGAACATTTACGCTAAACAGAAGCCTTGGTAATGCAGATTCACTTCCGGTCTATTATTTTCAAGCAGAACTTCAAAAAAATCAAACAGCATCCGTCTCCACTAATAGCAAATTAATGCAGATTTCAGGATCACTCTCAAAGGATGAAATTTTGGTAATTGATTCATCACTTATGACAGCAAAAGTCACTGATAAAAATGGAAAAACACTCAGAAACGGACTGCCGCTGTTATCAGGACTGGATTTTCCAGTCCTAAAGACCGGATCCAACGCAATCGAAATCAAGGCAGACGGTGCAACAAAAATCATGCAGGCTCTAAACACTCAGGATTTTTTCACTGGTCAAGTGCCAGAGTCCTGGGGAGCAGACGGCCTGTGGCGCCTCAACGAATCCGAACCGGACTCTAGTACCCGTCTTGCTGATTCTTCTGGAAAGAACCGAAATGCTTTCATCAGTGGATGGGATAATACAACTGCTTCTCCTCAATTAGGACATCTAGGACGATCATTTAGGATGAACATCAGCAACCCTGAAAATGAAAAAACATATCTCCGTGTTGCCAATGACGGCACAATTTTTGCGTCCATCGGTAAGACAATCGCGGTCGGCGGATGGATTATGCCAACAAAATACTCAGTTGAAAACACCTTCTGTCCGCTGCTTAACACTCGCAACGGCCCAGGTCAGCCAATTTTCTATCTTTCTCTTCATTCCGGGAAACCGAGACTGATGTTGTATGATTCATCAGGGTCATTGATTCTCGATGAGGATTTTGATCCAAGCATCACAATGACTGACGGAAAGTGGTACTTTGTCACTGTCCTAATTCATCCAGATATTAAGACGGCACAATGGATTCTTGGTGACAGGGATTCCGGAAAAGTGTGGGCATCGACCCCGGTCACCTTCACAGGAGAACTCAATCGATCATGCAAAGCAGATCTTATCTGGGGCATGCTTGCGGATTCATATTGGTATGCCGGAAACTTTGATGACTGGTTCCTTGACTGCAATTCAAGTCTCACGGCTGATGACGTTATTCTGAAATTTAAAGAATTGCTACCGGCAAATGCGGCTGATTCCAATTATTCTGTTGACGGTCTGACAACGAAAAACGCTGTCACCCTCAAGGCTAAAAATTCTGTCTATCCAACCAGCGGGGAACTCACAACTGCTGCTACATCATATGGTGTAAAAGGAACACATTTTTTGACGATTGATGCAAATATTCCAGATGGCACCAAAATCAAAGTCGAAACAGCTACATCTGATGATCTTTCCACATGGAGTAACTGGTCAATGCTTGGTTCGAATAACACTGTACAGTCCGCAACCGCTAAATATATCAAATTCAAGGTAACGCTAACGACAACAAATACATCAATAACGCCAACGTTAAGAAGTATCTGTCTATCAACTCCCGGAGAATCATCATTTAAAAAACTCAAAATTCAAGCCCGCAGCAGATGGAGGTGACGGGAATGGAAAATGCTACAAAGCTAATCGTACTCAATCACAGCGGAGAAAAAGAAGTCGTTCTGGAGAATGCCTACGATATTATCCTAACCGGTGAGATCAACGGAATCGACACGCTTGAATTTAACTTGCCATTCCAGGATAGTAAACGACAATATCTCGAAAACGAAAAGCAAATCAAAGTTGGTGAGGATTTTTATCGCATACGGAAGATTACCGACGAAAAAAACGACCAAGGAACTTCCATCACCTCCGTTTATGCAGAAGCGGCGTTCTACGATCTTGGATTTTCCAAGAAAAAAGCCGAAATCTCTTTTAACGCCGATACTGCTGATATTCCAATAAAATATGCGCTCGCTGATACGGACTGGACAATCGACAAAGTTAATGTACGCACTAAGCGCACCTGGACCTGCACGGATAAAAATGCACTCGCCATTTTAAGGAAAGTGCAGGACCTACACGGCGGCGATCTTATCTTTGATAATTCTAAGAAAACTGTGAGTCTTCTCACTTTCAGTGGCACAGACTCAGGGGCCCTTTTTTGTTATCGTAAGAATTTAAAATCCATCAAGCGTGTCATTGATACGCAGAGTCTCATTACCCGACTTTATGCCTATGGTAAGGACGGCATGACCTTCGCCAGCATCAACAACGGCAAGGAATATGTCGAAGATATGAGCTATACAGATGAAATCCGAGTATCTTCGCTCGATTGCTCAAATTTCACAAATCCCTATCAAATGCTTGAATATGCTCGTATGCGCCTTGCAGATTACGGAAAGCCTCGCATTTCCTATGTACTTAATGCGATGGATCTATCCACCTTGACCGGCTACGCGCATGAAAATTGGAAACTTGGTGACATTGTGACCATCATGGACAATGATCTGAATATCAAGGTAAAAACCAGAATTGTCCGTCGGGAGTACAATCTGCGTGAGCCATGGAATACCGTGTTAGAACTTTCAACGACACTTCGGGAACTCGGAGATTCATCTTCACAGTGGGACGCTGCTGCTGATACTCTGGCTGGTGCCAATCTGGTTGACTCGCAGGAAATGAAAGATTTGGTACCATTTAATCATCTGAAAAACTCCCGTGCTGATTCTGGACTTTCCTACTGGGAAAACTCCGGATTTGAGGTTGACGCGAAAAACGGAGTCTCCGGAACAGCCTCCTTTAAGTGCAATGGAGCATTGAATACCACAAAAAGTCTCACTCAAATCGTCACGCCTGCAAACAGAGAGAGTTACAGTTTCTCCTGTCAAGTCGCTTCCGAAGATCTAAAAAAAGGCGACAATGGACAGGTCGGAATCGAGGTTACCTTCGAATATGAAGATGGCACGACCGAGAAACGCTTCATTGATTTGCTGTAAGGAGGTGCAATTATGGCAAGTTTTACTCATTTCGCACAGTCAGTCACACCACAAAACGGGCGGGTAAAGAATATCCAAATCCGAGTATGCGTTACCGATTGTACTGGAACGATTTATATCACCGACATGTTCCTTCAGGGCGGATCAATCGCAACTGGCTGGGTGGGGCATGTTTCAGAAATTCAATGGACGCAGGATGGTGACTGATTATGCCAATATTCACACGATTTACAGAAATAATCAGCAAAAAGAAGCCTAAAAGAATTGTGAATATCACAGTAAAGCCTGTGGTGACTGACTGTACAGGAAAATTCTGGTTTACTGATCTCATGTTTCAGGAAGGCACTCAGCTCTCCGGATATGTGATAAATACTGAAACAATGCTCAAAAATTACGTAACCAACGATGAATATGCTGTCACAGAAAAACGATTCTATAACGGAATCGTTCGCGGAAGCGCAACATGTATCATTTTAAATAATGGCAAAACCTCAACCGGACTTGACTGGAAAATTATCCCGAATCAAAACATGAAACCCGGGAGTATTTCTCTTGCACTAGGTGAGGGAGCAAATAAGGCAACCTTTAAGGACGCCGTAAATGCTGGAGATAATCTCTCCCTTCTTGCGTCTTCACGTGAATGCTTGAGAAATGGTAAGACAACACCAAAGGATGGATTTTTTCAGTATTCTGCTGCTGGAGACAGCAAGCATCCGGTGACTTTGGAAAGCAAAAAATCGGCACAATTTTATGTAGAGTTTCAGGAAATGAAGGATGGTGATGTAATATGAACTTTGACATTCTCAAGGGACGAAAATGTATGGTCTGGACATTCATGGGAAATCCCCGAATGTACGCTGCTTTGAAAAACTACGGAGACCGCCTTTCACAGGTAGGTCTCTTTTCTTTTAAGGTGGATGAAAACGGAACGATCACGGAACAAGGCGTCGCCATCTCTGACATGTTACCCTATATCCATCAATGGCCGCATATCACATGGCTCTTAACGGTCCGTAATGACGGAATCTCGAGTGTTTTCAAAGCCCTTCGCGAAGATACGAACGGAGCACAAAATAAATTTCTGACTGAGCTAATCCGCATCATGAGGAAATACCCGTGGTGCAGCGGCGTGGACATCGACCTCGAACGTGGGGGTGATTATTCAACACATGCAAAATCAACGACTATGTTCCGAAATATCTACAATGCTGTTAAATCCTATGACAGCACAAAGAAGGTTAATATCTGCCTTCCTGGTATGGACTCAGTGAACGGTTCTGTTGGTGGCGAAAACTGGTGCGTATATAAAGATCTGAATCCATATTGCAACACTGCCGCCATAATGAGCTATGGCATGGCATGGGCTGGTTCCGCTCCCGGTCCTGTCTCTCCCCGTGACTGGCTTGTAGGCATCTATGACTATGCATCGCGTGCAATGACACCAGAGAAAATCTTCATGGGACTTCCAGCATACGGTTGGAATTGGCAAATTTATGATACGCCGGAAAATCTAGGCGAAACCTATCGTGGTGATTCTAACACCTACTATGCGGCAAAAAACTGGATAACCGGCAAATACAATTTCACAGATGACAAGCCACCCCAGCCATTCATTCCAATTCTTGCCTACTGGGACGACTACAACAAGGTACCTTATGCCTTCCCGCAGGTATATGATTTCATGGAAGGAAAAGATGCGGCTAATTATGAATATCCGCTGATGGACGGAGCGTATAACCGGCATCACTATTTGACCGCATATGGCAAAAAACAAAAGAGATCGTTTGGAACAATCTACGTGGATCATGATGGCAAGCCAGACACTCAGTCTGGAATTGTATCTGTAGATGATGGACTTGCCATCATGGGTGATAAAGGAAAAGCCACCTATAATTTTAAAATCAATACCACAGGAACTTACGACATTGCCGTTCGGCTCTGCTATCCTTTCTGGGACAAGAATGGAATCTATATTAGTATTGATGGCACGCAGAAACATTTCAAGGAGTCTCGACTTTGGTGGCCTTATTGGAGAGATACCTTTTGGACAAGTCTTGCGAAAGATATCAGTCTTTCTGCTGGAATACATACCATCACAGTGTCAGTCGATGTAAAGGGTGTGCAGTTTTATGGGTTCAGAGTCTGTTCTAACTTCTCAGAATCACCCTCAGCTGGAACAGCGTCATTTACACTGTCTCCCCGACACTTTATCAATGTGGATGGCAAAAAATGCCAGCCCGACAGAGGTTTCAAGCTCACCTGTGAGATGCTTCGTCGCAACCCGGATTCCGCATTGATCTGGTATGAAGACTTTCAGGACAACGGGATCCTGGATGCAGACTACTGGAAAATAATGTCCGGATCGTGGAAAATCTGGCGATCGGATGAGTATTCATATTCCCGCGTGTATTCTCAGCTAGAAGGCAGTGGCCGATTCGCATTGAACTACTCCGGCTTCCGAGATATTCATTTTCGTGCACAGTTTGCCTTTCCCTACGGAAGCACAGGCAAAGCCGGGATATTCTGCGGAAGTCTTTTCTGCTGCCTGAACTACAACTCGCAGGCATTGGAACTATGGAACGGTAACACAAAACTCGGAAGCCGCAATCAGAACATTTCACAGACCAGCTACGCAAATTTACGCAGTAATCCAAATTCTTACTCAATTGAGATGCGGATTCGCGGAAATACCATTCGCGTTTATTCCGGACCTACCCATACGTTACAATTCACTGCAACTGTCAATAAATTTTCAGGCGGTGCGGCTGGGTACCAATCTGATCAACGAACAATCTGCGATCTGCTCCGGGTTGGGGATGCATGGACTTATGAACCCTATGAACGATTCGACGTAACATTTCCAGATGGAAGTACCAAGCAATATGGCCGAATCAACAGATCTAACTGCACTTGGAATAGTGAGTTTCAGGTATTCACGTTGACTTCTGATATCGAGGAATCCGAAACACGAACGGAGTCAATCTCAATGGATTATGAGTTTTATCACTCTGAACTACTCAATCTCAGCTGCGAAAACGACTACACGATTACGATTAATCCAAAAGATATCAACATCTGGATTTCGCGTCTGTTCCTTGGCGATGCAGACGGTTTTTCTATTCTCTACTATCAGGATGTGGATTCACTTGTCTACTGGGCAAATCAAGCCGCCTACAGATGGGGCCTGCGCGGTTTTGCTCTCTGGTCGCTCGGACAGGAGGACTTGCGTTTATGGGAGGCTTTGCCAAAACAGACGGATAATTCGTCATAAATTTATATTTGTTTTAAAACTGGCAGCTATTCTGCAGGCAGCTTTTCTTTTGCTCAAAATCAAGGGAGGTATCTCATGAAGGAATTTTGGAACTTAATGCAGTTCATTTTTACTGCGATTGGCGGATGGATTGGCTACTTTCTTGGGGGTTGCGATGGGCCACTAATAACCCTTTTGTTTTTTGTTATTTGTGACTATATCACTGGCATACTCTGTGCCATCTCAGATAAGAAGCTCTCCAGTTCAGTTGGATTCAAGGGCATCTGTCGGAAGGTCATGATCTTTATTCTGGTCGGGATCTCCAATATCATCGGCGTCCAGGTACTCGGAAATGAAGGCATACTTAGAACAGCGGTCATCTTTTTTTATCTTTCGAATGAAGGATTGTCATTGGTCGAAAACGCAGCTCATCTCGGTCTGCCGATTCCATCGCAGCTAAAAGCAGTGTTGGAACAGATCCGCGACCGAAACGATAAGGAGGAAAAGTAATGTCAGTAAAAGGAATCGACGTGTCGGTGTGGCAAGGAAACATCGACTTTAACAGGGTAAAATCGGCTGGAATCGATTTTGTAATCATCCGTGCCGGATATGGAAATGGAAACAAAGATAAGTGTTTTGAAGAAAACTATCGCAGAGCAAAATCTGCCGGACTTCATGTTGGTGCTTACTGGTATTCCTATGCTTCTTCCATTGATGGAGCGAAGCAGGAAGCACAGGCATTTGCTAATGTATTATCAGGAAAGCAGCTGGATTATCCAGTCTACTTCGACATTGAGGAAAAATCGCAGCTCTCTCTTGGACGTGATTTCTGCTCAAATATCATCACAGCATTCTGCACAGAGATGGAAAAGCACGGATATTATGCTGGATTTTACACATCATTATCCGCTCTGAACTCCATAGTATCAGATGCAGTGAAGAACCGCTTCACCCTCTGGGTAGCCCAGTGGGCTGGAAAATGCAGCTATTCCGGAAAATATGGTATCTGGCAGTTCTCATCCGAGAGCAATGTTGCAGGCATCAATGGACATGTAGATATGGATTATTCCTACATTGACTTCCCAGCGATTATTAAAAATGGAGGATTTAATGGCTATAATAAAGCCCACTCAACCAATGCCCCAGCTACCCCAAAGAAGTCGGTTGATGAACTAGCTTCTGAAGTTATCGCCGGTAAATGGGGTGATGGCACCGACCGAAAAAATCGACTGTCCGCTGCCGGATATGACTACAATGCCGTGCAGTCAAAAGTTAATGAGAAGCTCGGCGGATCAGCAATTTATTATACCGTTCGTAACGGCGACACCCTTTCCGCTATTGCCAGAAAGTATGGAACAACCGTCTTCGCTATTCAAAAGCTAAATGCAGCACTCATCAAAAATGTTAATCTAATCCAGGTTGGCTGGAAGATCCGCGTAAAATAAATATTCTTGTATTCAAAAACCGTGAGCGTTCCTTAATTGGAATTCTCACGGTTTTTTTTATTTCCGCTCAAATTCCCTCCTTTTCTCCAGTAGAAATTGGAGGTAGATATGTTATGACAAACAAAACAACAAGTGCTCGATCTAAATATTTCACACAAGAGAGAATTAATGGTGACATTGATTATCACAAAGCACAACAATTGACAAAACGTATGCTCGACACAGGAATAATCTCTGTTGATGAATTCAACAAATTATCCGCAATCAATCGGAAAACTTTCTCTCCTCTATTTGCGGAAATAATGCCAAAAAACCTTGACGTGTAGAAGTTTAAGAGTGATATATGGAAACACGGAAAGGAGGATATGTCTTGAAAAAAGTAACAAAAATCGATGAAGTGACCCAGTCAAAAGTCACGCTCCAGAAAATCAGAGTTGCGGCCTACTGCCGCGTCTCGACAGATTCAGATGCACAGCTTGAAAGCCTTGAAACACAAAAAAGACATTATGAGAGCTACATCAGGTCACACATCAATTGGACATTCGCGGGGCTTTATTATGACGAAGGCATCACTGGGACGAAAAAAGACAAGCGTCCTGAACTGATGAGGATGATCTCAGATTGCAAGGCCAGAAAGATAGATCTCATTGTAACGAAATCCATCAGCCGCTTCAGTCGAAACACAACAGACTGTCTGGAATTGGTAAGGAAGCTCCTCGACATGCGCATTCCGATCTACTTTGAAAAAGAGAACATCAACACTGGCACAATGGAAAGCGAACTCTTATTATCCATTCTCTCCAGCACGGCGGAAAATGAATCTACCTCTATATCAGAAAACAACAAGTGGTCGATTCAGAAGCGCTTCGAGAACGGTACATTCAAAATCAGCTCCCCACCATATGGCTATGATTGGAATGGGCAAATGATGACCATTAACGAACAGCAGGCTGCCATCGTCAGAGAAATCTTCTCAGCTGTCCTGTCTGGAAAAAGCAGCACAGCAATTGCCAAGACACTCAATGAACGCGGTATTCCAGCCAAACGTGGCGGAAAATGGAACCCCAACTCAATCCGCAACATAGTTATCAACGAGAAATACACTGGGGACTGCCTTTTCCAGAAAACATACACAGACGAAGAATTCAACCGTCACATGAATCGTGGAGAAAAAGACCAATACGTAGCACATGATCACCACAAGGCGATCATCAGTCATGAAGAAGCTGAAGCTGCTAAGGCAATAGTACTCCAGCATGCCAAGGAAAAAGGCCTTCGGACAAAAACTGGCAAATGCCAGAATCGGTATGCTTTCACGGGAAAGATCATCTGCGGCGAATGTGGATTATCGTTCAAAAGAAGAACACATTACTGTACTGGCAGCCGATACGCAGCATGGGCATGTACAACACATATTGAAGATAAAACTAGATGCTCCATAAAATACATCCGAGACGACAGAGTAAAACTTGCCTTTGTAACTATGATGAACAAGCTCATCTTCGCACATCGGAGAATACTGAGACCATACGTCGCTGCACTGCAGGATTCACCGGTTGACTCACCTATGAAAAGAATCCATGAACTGCAAACCCAGCTCGCTGAGAACAAAGAAAAAAGAGATAACCTGTTACGCCTGGCGTCTCAGGAAATCATCGACCAGGTGATCTACAACCGCGAAAATAATGTCCTCATGTCAGAATACACACAGTACAGACACGAAATAGAAAGCCTTACAAGCAACATTTCAAGCAGCGTCGGCATGCTGGCATCGGCAAATGATCTACTACACTTCACTGAGAAAATCGTGATGCTAGATGACTTTGACGCTGAACTATTCGACCGCTACGTCGATCGAATCATCGTTATATCACGCGAGGAAGCCAGCTTTGAACTCAAATGCGGACTGTCCCTTCATGAAAGGATGTGATGGTATGGGACACACACCTTTTGGATACAAGATTAAAAATGGATGTGCAGTAATAGATGAAGATGCTGCCGCTAAAATCAAATTACTCTATGAAAATTATCTCTCAGGAATGTCGCTTGTCAAAGCAGCGCATGAAGCCGGAATTAATACCCACCACAGCACTGCAAAGCGCATCATTCAAAATCCTCACTATCTTGGAGACGAATTCTACCCAACTTTGATTGATCGTCAAACCTATGAAAAAGCAGCTGCTGAGATTGGCAAACGATCGGCGATGCTTGGAAGAAACCATCAAAAAAAGAAATTCGTCATACCTGCTGTTCCGACTATATTTTTCATGGCAGCAGCAAACAAGCAATACGAGGATCCAAAACTTCAGGCCGAATACCTTTACGGACTTATTGAAAGCGAGGCGAATTAGATGGGTAAAGTGACATTTATCCCCGCAAGACGACAGGTTGGAAACAATATCAAGAAGCAGGAAAAGCCGAAACTACGAGTTGCTGCTTACTGCCGTGTCAGCACAGATTCAGACGAACAGGAAACTAGCTACGAGACACAGGTCAGCCACTACAAGGAGTATATTCAGAAGAACCCCGAATGGCAGCTCGCCGGCGTATTCGCAGACGATGGTATCTCAGGAACCAACACCAAGAAACGTGACGAATTCAACCGGATGATCAACGAATGCATGGCTGGAAACATCGACATGATCATCACCAAGTCAATCAGCCGATTCGCAAGAAATACCCTTGACTGCCTGAAGTACGTTAGACAGCTCAAAAACAAGAATATTCCGATCTACTTCGAGAAGGAGTCCATCAACACAATGGACGCCAAAGGAGAAGTGCTGATTACAATCATGGCGAGTCTGGCACAACAGGAATCGCAGTCTCTCTCTCAGAACGTGAAACTAGGACTTCAATACCGCTACCAGCAAGGAAAAGTGATGGTCAACCATAATCATTTTCTCGGTTACACGAAGGACGAGAATGGGAACCTAGTCATTGACCCTGTGCAGGCCGAGGTCGTTAAACGAATCTACCGTGAATACCTCGAAGGTTACAGCATGAAGAAGATTTGCCAGCACCTGGAAGCAGATGGAGCTCTCACCGGAGCTGGAAATACGAAATGGTACGACAGCACGATCAACAAGATCCTTCGAAATGAGAAGTACATGGGCGACGCCCTGCTGCAAAAGACCTATACTACAGACTTCCTGACCAAGAAGCGTGTTAAGAATACCGGCATTGTCCCTCAGTATTATGTTGAGAACAACCACGAGGCAATCATCCCAAAGGATATTTTCATGCAAGTGCAGGCTGAACTGGCCCGCCGCCGTAACGTCAGGACCGGCAAATCCGGAAAAAAGCGCTGCTTCTCCGGCAACAATTGTTTCTCCCAGATCGTCTGTTGCGGCCATTGTGGCGAACTCTACCGTCGCATCCACTGGAACAATCACGGCAAGAAATCCATCGTCTGGCGCTGCATTAGCAGACTAGAACCATCCTTTGCCAAAGAAAACTGCACAAACCGGACTGTACACGAAGAAACCCTCAAGGAAATCTCACTCAAAGCAATCAACCAAATCTGCAACGATAGTGATTCCTTCATCAATCAGATACAAGAGAACGTTGCAAAAGCAATCGTAAACGCAGATTCTCTTTCACCTGAGGGTATCGATAAACGACTTGAGGAACTACAAAAAGAGCTCATCCACAAAGTAAACAATAAACAAGACTACGATGCCATCGCTGATGAGATTTTCCGACTCCGAGATCAGAAACAGCAATCCCTGATGGATGCAGAGACACAGAAAAAAAATCTGAGACGCGTCAAGGATCTACAAGACTTCATCAAAGACCAGTCTACAGAGATCACCGAGTTCGACGAGAGCCTCGTCCGAAGATTGGTCGAGAGTATCACTGTCTTCAACGACCATTTCACAGTGGAATTCAAATCCGGCATTACAGTCGACATCAACGACTAAGAGCAGGTACCCCGATTAATTTGGAGCACCTGCTCTTTTGTTATCTTCAAAAATACCGCTCTTTGGCCTGACATCTATTTCCTACACTCAATGCCTTGATATCCATTCTCCATTCTCAACCCCTGACATCAAGATGTGAGTTTCGACCCTATCACAAATTGTTCAAAATTCATTTTTGGGGCAGATTCTTTCTTCAACAGCTCATCTTCCAATTCTCATTCTTTTTCTAAACAGTCGTCGCAAATATACACAGTCTCAGCAGAGTGAACACAAGATGTTGTGGGATCATTTTTTGTATCCCACTATATATTGCGTGACATCAATGCTACCGTCTCAACATGCGCCGTTTGCGGGAACTGGTCGACCGGCTGAATCCTGCCCTCGACATGGTAGCCTTTTTCCA